CGTCGCTTGTGCGTTTCGGGCAGAAAAAAGGTTTCACACCATGGGCAAGCGCGGACCGCAGTCCGGCGCGTCCCTTGAGGTGGCGACGGCCAGCCCTGTGGAGACGGTGGCGCGGCCGGATGCGCCCTATGACCTCACGGACGAGCAGAGCGAGGAGTGGTGGGCGGTCGTGAACCGGCTTCCGGCGGACTGGTTTCCGCGGGAGACGCATGGCCTCCTGTCGCAATACTGCCGGCACGTCGTCGCGGCCCGTCGCGTGGCGCAACTCGTGGCCGACTGCGAGGGCGAGGCGGCGCTGGACCTCGACCGCTACGACACGCTGCTGCGGATGCAGGAGCGGGAGGGGCGGGCGCTCTCGAGCCTCGCCACGCGGCTGCGGATCACCCAGCAGGCGACGGTGAGCCCGAAGGCGCACAAGCCCGCGACGGTGCGCAAGCCGTGGGAGCAGTAAGGAAAGCCCGCAAGCCCCAGCCGCTAACGCGGGGCGAGCGCAACATCGCGTGGATCGAGGAATGGTGCCGCATCCCCGAAGGGCGGGACGTTGGCAAACCCGTGGCCTTGCGCGAGTGGCAGCGGGCCGAGATCCGCCGCATCTATGACAACCCGCACGGGACGCGCCGCGCGATCCTGTCCTTCGGCCGCAAGAACGGCAAAACGGCGCTCGCCTCGTTCATCCTGCTTCTGCATCTCTGCGGGCCGGAGGCGCGGCCCAACTCGCAACTGTTCTCGGCGGCGCAATCGCGGGAGCAGGCGGCGGTCCTGTTCGCCCTGGCCGCCAAGATCGTCCGCATGTCGCCCGGCCTTTCGGCGGCGGTGCTGGTGCGGGACTCGCGCAAGGAACTGTTCTGCGGCGACCTGGGCACGCTCTATCGCGCGCTCTCCGCCGACGCCTCCACTGCCTACGGCCTCTCGCCCGTGCTGATCGTCCACGACGAGCTCGGCCAGGTGAAGGGGCCGCGGTCGGAACTCTATGAGGCGCTAGAAACGGCCACGGGCGCGCAGGAGGCGCCCCTGTCCATCGTCATCTCGACGCAGGCGCCGACGGACGCGGACCTGCTGTCGCTGCTAATCGATGACGGCCTGTCCGGGGCCGACCCCCGCGTGGTCGTGTCGCTCTACACCGCGCCGCCCGATGCCGACCCGTTTACCGAGGACGCCATTCGCGCCGCGAACCCCGCCTTCGGGGACTTCCAGAACGCCGCCGAAACCCTCGCAATGGCAGAGGACGCGCGGCGGATGCCCAGCCGCGAGGCCGAGTTCCGCAACCTGATCCTCAATCAGCGGGTGGACCTCAACGCCCCGTTTATCAGCCGGAGCGTCTGGCAAGCCTGCGCCACTCCCCTGGTGGACGACTTCGACGGCCTGCCGGTGTTCGGGGGGCTCGACCTCTCCGAGGTGTCCGACCTCACCGCGCTCGTGCTCGTGGCGCCCGTCGAGAAGGTCTGGCACGTCCGCCCGACGTTCTGGCTGCCCGGCGAGGGGCTGGCGGAGAAGGCGCGGACCGACCGGGTGCCCTATGACGTGTGGGCGCGCGAAGGCTGGCTGGCGACGACGCCGGGCAAGACGGTGGACTACGCCTTCGTCGCCGACCACCTCGCGGCGCTGTTCGACCGCCATGACGTGCGCAAGATCGCCTTTGACCGGTGGAACTGGCGGCACCTCAAGCCCTGGCTGGTGAAGGCCGGGTTCACCGACGCGCAACTGGACGGTGATGCCGCGGTGTTCGAGCCGATGGGGCAGGGGTTCCAGAGCATGAGCCCGGCCCTGCGGGATCTGGAGTCGGCCATTCTCAACGGCCGCATCGCCCATGGCGGGCATCCGGTCCTGACCATGTGCGCGGCCAACGCCACGGTGCAGGCCGACCCGGCGGGCAACCGCAAGCTCAGCAAGATCAAGAGCCACGGAAGGATCGACGGCATGGTGGCTCTGGCGATGGCGATGAGCGTGGCGGGGACGTGGGAGGACACGGCGCAAGGCCCGTCCGTCTATGAGACCCGGGGCGTGCTGGTTCTCTGATGGGCCTCCTGTCACGCCTCAATCCATTCGCGGCCAAGCCGGCGCCCGCCCCCGTGGCAGCGCCGCTCGCGCTGTCCATGAACTCGCCCGAGTTCTATGAAATGATGCGCGGCGGATCGGGCGTGTCCGTGACCGACGCGCTCAAGAACACCTCCGTGCTGCGCTGCGTGGATCTCGTCAGCGGCTCCATGGCGATGCTCCCGCTCACGCTGCGCGAGGCCAACGCGCAAGGCCGCCTGATGGAGGCCGAGGGCCACGCCGTCCACCGGCTGCTGATGTTCAAGCCGAACGGGTGGCAGACGCCGTTCGAGTTCAAGCGGCTCATGCAGGCCCGCGCCCTGATCCACGGCAACGCCTATGCGCGCATCGTGTTCACCGGGCGCCGGCCTTCGGCGCTTCTGCCCCTGCCGCCCGAGCGCGTCACCGTCACCGAGGACACCTACGGGGCGCCCACCTATGAGTTCTCCCCGCCCAACGGGGAGAAGGTCGCCATCCCGTTCGGGGAGGTGCTGCATCTTCGGGACCTGACGCTCGACGGCTTTACGGGCATGTCGCGGGTCAAGATGGCCGCGGACGTGATCGGCACCGCCAACCAGGCGCAGCGCGCGGCCAACCGGATGTTCGCAAACGGCGTCATCGCCGGCGTGGCGTTCGAGCACCCGGCGCAACTGTCGCAGGAGGCGTTCGAACGCCTCAAGGCCAGCCTGGAGTCCTACGCCGGGGCGGACAACGCCGGGCGAACCATGATCCTCGAGGAGGGGATGAAGCGCAGCTTCGCGCCCCTTGACGCGCAAAAGACCGAGCTCTCGAACGTCCGAGCCCAGCAGGTCGAGGAGATCGGCCGGGTGTTCGGCGTGCCGCGCCCGCTCATGGGGGTGGACGACACCTCCTGGGGCTCGGGCATCGAGCAACTTGCCATTCTGTTTGTCCGCTTCGGCCTCGCGCCGTGGATGAAGGCGTGGGAGGAGTCGGTGACGCGCTGGCTTCTGCGCGAGGACGAATGGGGCCGCGTGGTCCCGACCTATGACGAGCGCGAACTGCTGCGCGGCACGCTCAAGGATCAGGCCGAGTTCTACGCCAAGGCCCTCGGGGCAGGCGGGGCGCCGGCCTTTATGACCCAGAACGAGGTCCGCGAGGACACCGGGAATGGTCCCGTCCCGGGCGGCGACCGCCTGTTCTACCCACAGGAGACAGCCAATGTCGCTCCGCCACCTGCCTGAGCCGCGGGCCCTCGCGCGCCCCAAAGCCTACTCCTGGGACGCGCCCGCGGGGGCGCTGGAGCGCTGGACGCCGCGGGCGGCGGAGGCCGACGCAGCGACGATCTCCGTCTATGACGTGATCGGGCAGGATATGTGGTCCGGCGAAGGCGTCACGGCCAAGCGGGTTGCGGGCGCGCTGCGTTCCATCGGCAAGGCCCCGGTGACGGTCAACGTCAACAGCCCCGGCGGAGACATGTTCGAAGGGCTGGCGATCTATAACCTGCTGCGCGAGCACCCGGCCGAGGTGACGGTCCGCGTCATGGGCGTGGCCGCCTCGGCGGCGTCCATCATCGCCATGGCCGGCGACCGGATCGAGATGGGGCTGGGCTCTTTCCTGATGATCCACAACTCCTGGGGGCTCGTCGTCGGCAACCAGCAGGACATGCGGGACGCCGCGGACACGTTCGCCGAGTTCGACGCGGCCATGGCCGACATCTATGCGGCCCGCACGGGCGGCAAGCCGGAGGACATCGCGGCCATGATGGCGGCGGAGACCTGGCTGCGCCCGGAGACGGCCATCGAGAAGGGCTTCGCGGACGCCACCTTCGACGCGCCCGACTATGAGGACAGACCCGAGACGAAGGGCAAGAAAGCCCTCGCTCGCCTAGATGCAACCCTGGCGAAGGCCGGCCTGCCGCGTGTCGAGCGGCGCCAGCTTCTCAGGGAAGCGGCCGGCACGCCGAGCGCTGCCGGGACAGCCACGCCGAGCGCTGGCTTTGACGCAGACGCCCTCGCGCGCCTGATTTCCACCCTCAAAGCCTAGTGGAGACCCCAAATGGCTGACGACCCCAACGCGATCCTCGCGCAGCTTCAGCGCGCGTTCGAGGAGTTCAAGACGACCCATGCCGCCCAGATCGACGGCGTGAAGGCGAAGTTCGATGACGTGGTGACGCGCGAGAAGCTGGATCGCGTCAACGCCTCCGTGGGCGACCTCCAGGCCGCGCTCGACGCCACCAACGCCAAGCTGGCGGCGGCGCAGATGGGCGGTCTTGCCGGCGGCAAGGCGGTGAAGGACAAGGAATACACCGAAGCCTTCGCGCAGCACTTCCGCCGCGGCGACGTGCAAGCCTCGCTCAACAAGGGCACCTCGTCCGAGGGCGGCTACCTCGTCCCGACCGAGTGGGACCGCACCATCACCGACGAACTGCTGGTCATCTCGGACTTCCGCCCGCTGGCGACCACGATCAGCGTCTCGACCTCGAGCTTCTCCAAGCTCTACAACCTGCGCGGCACCGCGTCGGGCTGGGTCGGTGAAACCACGGCCCGCACCGAGACGGCGGCCCCGACCTTCGGGACCATGACCATCTCGACCGGCGAAATCTACGCCAACCCCTCGGCCACACAGCAGATGCTCGACGACGCCGAGTTCAACATCGAGGCGTGGCTGGCGAGCGAGGTGCAGACCGAGTTCGCCTATCAGGAGGGCGCCGCCTTCCTGGCCGGCACCGGCGCCAACGGCCGCCCGAACGGCATCCTGACCTACGTGACCGGCGGCGCCAACGCCGCGGCCAACCCGCTGGGTGCCATCACGACCACCAACTCGGGCCACGCCACCACGCTCACCACGGACGGGCTCGTCAACCTTGTCTACTCGCTGCCCACGGCGTTCCGCCCCGGCGCCCGCTTCGCCATGAACAAGGCGACCCATGGCGCGGTGCGGCTCCTCAAGGACGGCCAGAGCAACTACATCTGGCAGCCCTCCTACCAGGCCGGCCAGCCGGCGCAGCTTCTCGGCTACGCCATCAGCGAACTCGAGGGGATGCCCACCATCGCCGCCTCCGCAAAGCCCATCCTCTTTGGGGACTTCAAGCGGACCTACCTGATCGTGGACCGCATGGGCACGCGCGTCCTGCGCGACCCGTTCACCAACAAGCCTTACGTCATGTTCTACACGACGAAGCGCGTCGGCGGGGCCGTGGTCAACCCCGAGGCGATGAAGGCACTCAACGTCGCCGCCTGATGACTGACCGGACGGGCGCTCGCGCCCGTCCACCCCTTCCCGGAGGCCGACATGCCCAAACTCACGAAGCCGATTGTCGGCGTCCCGGACGGGGAGATTTACCCCCGCGAAATCCCGGCGGGCGAGGAATGCCCGCCCCAGCTTGAAGCCTACGCACGCGAGATCGGCGCGCTGGCGAAGCCTGCGCCCAAGGCCAAGGCCACCTGATGCTCCGCCCCGTCCGCACCGTTGCGCCCGCCGAGCTTCCGGTCACGTTGGCCGAAGCCAAGGCGCAATGCCGCGTTTTCCACGACGACGACGACGCGAGCCTCCTTGCGCTCGTCCGCTCGGCCGTGGCGCGGCTGGACGGGCGGGCCGGGGTGCTCGGCCGCTGCCTTGTCACGCAGACCTGGCGGCAAGACTTCTGGGCGTGGGGCACGCTTCGCTTGCCCTTCCCCGACGTGCAATCCGCCGCCGTCACCTATCTGGACGCGGACGGGGCGCAGCAGTCCGTTGCAGCGGACGACGTGATCCTGCGGGACGAGACCGTGGGCGTGGTGGACTTCGTGGAGGGCTGGACCCAGCCGACGCTCGAGGCCGACAATCGGCCGCCGGTGTCCGTCACCTTTGTGGCCGGCTATGGCGCAGCCTCGGCGGTGCCGTGGGAGATCCGGCAGGCGATCCTCCTGCATGTCGAGGCCCTCTATGACCGGACGCCGGAGGACCGCTGGCGCCCGGCCTATCAATCCCTCATCGCCGGGCACCGGCTGGTGAACCTGTGAACGCCGGCACGCTTCGCGAGCGCGTGGCGTTCGACGCGCCCACGCAGACGCCCGACGGGCGCGGCGGACAGACGCGCGGCTGGACGGAAACATATGACGGCGCCGCCGAGTTCCGCTACGAGCGGGGCCGCGAGGCCATGCAGGCGGGCGCCGTGACGGGCTCGGCCTCGTTTAAGATCAAGGTCCGCTCCTGCGAGGCCACGCGGGCGCTGACGACGGCACACCGGATGCGCGACGTGCGGCGCGGGCTCGCGTTCAACGTGCGCGAGGTGGACGCGATCACCGACCGCGCCTTTGTCTGGGTCGTGGTCGAGGCGGGCGTGGCGGTCTAGTCGCAGTCGTATCCGGCGAGCGACTGACCGCGGGCGCGGCGCTCGGCGCAGACGTAGCGATCCACTGCCGCCTCCGTGCGTTCCGTCCGCTCCTGCGCCTCCGCCGCCCGCCGTTCCGACGCGCTGGGCTGCTGCGACCACCACACCCCCGCCGCGCCCAAGAGGACGGCGGCGATCACGCCCAGGAACACTGTGTTTAGCTGCTGGCTCATCTGCGCCTCCCCGCGCGGCTGTTTCTCGCACGTAAGCACGCCGGCCCCCGGCCGGAACAGGGGGAACCCGCATGGCAAGCCCCTCCGTCGAGTTGCAAACGCTGATCTTCGACGCGCTCGTGGCGGACGCCGACGTGGGCGCCCTGGTGGGCGACCGCATCTATGATGGCGTCCCGGAGGAGCCGACGTTCCCCTACCTGTCCTTCGGCCCGTCCGACTGGTCCGAGGAGAACGCCGACTGCATCACGGCGCGGCGGGAGGCGGTCCAGATCGACTGCTGGACCCGCGACAGCCGCCGCCTGTGGAAGGTCAAGGAGATCGCCGACGCGGTTTATGCGGCGCTTCACCTTTACGAGGGCGCGATGCCGACGCACGCCCTCGCGCAGATGGAGGTGACGCGGGTTCAGGTCATGCCGGACCCGGACGGCGAGACGGCCCATGCGGTCGTCACCGTCGAGGCGCGGGTCGAGGTCAACTGATGCAGGGCGAGGCCGAGCTTCGCCGCCGGTTCGACGCGATCCCGGCGCGCGTCATCGCCCGCGTGAAGGGCGACATGGAGCGATATGCCGCGCAGCTCGTGGTCGAGATGAAGCGGCTGGCGCCCGTCGAAACCGGGGCGCTGCGCGACAGCATCGGATGGACCTGGGGCGATGCCCCTGCGGGCTCGCTCAAGATCGGAGAGGTGCGCGGGCGCGAGTTCGGCGCCCTGCGGATCACGGTCTATGCCGGCAACCGCTCGGCCCGCGGAACGCGCCGCACTCAGCAGCGGGACGCCTTCTACGCCCACTTCCAAGAGTTCGGGACCGTGAAGATGCCCGCTAATCCCTTCTTCTTCCCGGTCTATCGAGCCAACCGCGCCCGCATCCGCTCGGGCCTGGCTCGCGGCGTCCGCAAGGCGGTGGCCGAGTCGTGAAAGCCATCTTCCACCGCACCTTCCACTGGCGCTCGCGTGTCACCCCCGGGATCGGCTGGGGCGTCAACGCCTCGCCCGAGCCGCAGGGCCCGTTCCCGCGCGAGTTCATCGAGGCGGCGATCAAATACGGCGCCGCCACCCCCGTTCCGCCCCGCCGCAAGGCCAAGGCCGACCCCACGCCGCGCGACTGACGCGCGCCGCCGCCCTTCTCGGCCCTTGGGCAAGGCCCTGATCCCGCAATGGAGCCCCGACCATGGCTGTCGCCACAACTCAAGCCTTCCACGAGCTCGTCCTCGAAGTCGAAACCGCCACCCCCGGCACCTATGCCAAGCTGTGCGGCCTGATCGACGTGACCGTCTCGCGCACGGCGAACCTCGACACGAACGAGATCCCCGACTGCACGGACGAGTCGCTGCCCCTGTCGGTGCGGCGCGAGGTCCGCTCGCTGGAGGTGACTGTCTCGGCCACGGGCGTCTGGGCGCGCGAGTCTTGGGGCACAATGTCCGACTGGTTCTATTCCGGCGACACCAAGAATGTCCGGATCACCAACGTCGGCGCCGCGACGGGCGACATCGAGTTCGAGACGGGCGCGGCCTTCCTGACCTCGCTGTCGAACGCCCGCGCCAAGGGCCAGAAGGTCACGGCGTCTCTTGAGATCATGTTCGACGGCACGCCGACCACCACGGACCAGGCCGCGTGAGCCACCGCATCCACATGACATGGCCCGGGGGCGAGCACGACTTCGCGCTCGCCCTCGGCCAACTTCGCGCGCTCCAGACCTCGACCGACGCCGGCCCGGCGGAACTGCTGCGGCGCGTGGCAGGCGGGTCGTGGCGGGTGGACGACCTCATCGAGATCCTGCGTCAAGGGCTGATCGGGGGCGGCATGGCCCCCAAGGAGGCCGGGCAGATCGTCGTCCGCCTGTTCGAGCAGAGGGGGCCGCTGCGTTTCGTGGAGCCGGCCTATCGCGTCTTGGGTGCGGCGCTGGTCGGGCCGGAGGACGACCCGGTGGGGGAGCCGACGGGGGCGCCGACGCCCCCCGACTCTGGCGCTTCTCCCGCATCTACGGCGTCGGCGCCGTGATGGGTTTCACGCCCGCGCAGGTGGACGCGATGTCCGCTTGGGAGTTCTCGGCCTGCGTCGAGGGCTATTCGGAAGCCCATGGCGGCAAGCGGGCCGGGTCGGGCGGCGACATCAGCGAAGAACGCCTGCGCGAACTTGGCATCGAAGGATTTTGACGGATGGCCGAGGGCAGGGGACTTGAGGTCGATGTCGGTGTCACGGTCGGACGGCTGACGCGGCAGCTTGCCCAGATCGAGGCGCGAATGATCGCCACGGCCAAGAAAGGCGAGGCGGCGTTCACGGCGGCCAACACCAACGCCGCGCGCTCCTTCGCCCGCATTGATGCGGCGGCGGCGCGCACGGGCAGCCGGTTCGGCGGCATCGGCTCCCAACTCCAGCAGGCATCCTTCCAGGTGCAGGACTTCGCCGTGCAGGTCGCGGCCGGGACCTCCGCCATGCAGGCGGGCGCCCAGCAGCTTCCGCAACTTCTCGGGATGTTCGGCGTCTGGGGCGCCGTGGCCGGCGCGGCGGCAGCGGCGCTGATCCCACTCGCTGCCAATATCCTGATGACCGGCGAGGAGGCGGAAACCGCCGAGGAGCGCATCGAACGGCTGCGCGATGCCGTGAAGTCCTATGTGGACGCAGCGAAGGCCGCTCGCGCCCCCACGGCCGAACTGGCTGAGACCTATGGCGACATGGCTGGCGCGGCTCGGCAGGCGCTTCGCGATCAGGCGGCGCTGGAGCGCGACAACGCTCTGCGCGCCTTGGCCTCGGATGCCGACGCGCTCGCGGCCTCCCTGTCGGTCGTGGAGCGGCTTGGCCCCCGAGTGCTTGCCGCTCTCGCCGACCCGTCCGCCGGCTTGGCCGGCGTGGGCGCGCAGCGTGGCCGCGCTGCTGCGATCTTCGAGGATCAATACAACACCGCCCTCGCGGACCTTGCGGAGCGCATGGGCATCTCCGAGGCGGCGGCGGCCGACCTTTATGCGGCCCTGCAACGCCTGATGACGGCGGAAGGGCCGGAAGCCCAAGCAGAGGCGGCCCAGGAGGCGCACGACGAACTTGTCGCCGCAGCGGAAGCGGCCGGTGGGCTCAACGAGGAAGCCCGCGCGGCGGCGGGCCAACTCATCGCCATCGTCTTGAGCGCGGGCGAACTCGACGGCGCCATGAGCCCGGTCGTGCAGAAGGCCGAGGAGTTTTCGCTGTTTCTGCGGGACGCCTTCGGCTGGGCGCAGCGTGTCCGGGCGGAAATGGCGGAGACAGCGGCCAACTTCACGGACGGTCGCGCCGAGTCGCTGGCCGGCCAACGCGCAGACCGTATCGCCGCCGGCCGGAGTATCGACGAGGCCGTGGCGGCGGGCATCCTGGCGCTGATCCGCCGCGTGGAGGGCACGGCCGGGCCGAACGGCTACAACACGACCCTCGGCAATGGCCGTTTCCTGCCCGGCGGGCGCGAGGTGGACCTTACCAACAAGACACTTGCCGAGATCCGCGACCTCCAGCGGTCGATGCTCGCCAACCCCGACAACACCTTCAACTCCTCGGCCGTGGGCGCCTATCAGATCGTCGGGCAAACCCTCGAGCGGCTGATCGAGAAGCTCGGGCTTGACCTTTCGGAGCAGTTCACGCCCGAACTGCAAGACCGGCTGGCGCGGGAACTGATCCGTGAGCGGATGCCGCAGGGCCTCACCGGCTTTCAGAACGAGTGGGAAGGCATTCGCGATCAGGGCGTCACGCAGGCGCAACTGACGCGGGCGCTGGGTGCGGACCCGACGCCGACGGTGGACCCGGGGGTGGCGCGCGAGGCCGAGCGGCAGGCGCGGCTGACCGCCGAAGCGCGCGAGGCCGAGGCCCGCGCCGTGGCAACGGCACAGTCGGCCTATGACCGACTCGCCGCCTCGCTGGACCCGATGGTGGCCGCGCAACAGGCGCTCGCCGAGGGGCAGGCGGTTCTCAAGGACGCCTACGACCGCGGCCTGATCTCGCTCGCCGAATACGAGGCCGGGCTGGCGGCCGTCGCAACGCAGTTCCAGACAACGGCCGCCGAGCTTGCCGTGGCCGAGATCCTGGCCGCCAACGAGGCGGCCCTGGCGGAGGCCGAGGCCAAGCTGGAGGAACGCCGGGCGCAGCTTGAAAGCGTGGCGCAGAACATCTCCTCTGCGCTGGGCAACGCCTTCGTGGACGCCATCACCGGGGCGCAGTCCTTCGGGGACGCGATGCGGCAGGCGATCAGCGGCATCCTCGCCGACCTCGCTCGGCTCATCATTCAGCAGACGATCTACAACGCCCTGGCGAAGTCCATGGGGCTTCAGCAGGGGCCTGACCTCGTGGGGGCCGTCCTGGGCGCCTTCGGGGGCGCCCGCGCGGCCGGGGGCCCGGTGACGGGCGGCAAGACCTACCTCGTGGGCGAGCGGGGGCCGGAACTGTTCTCGCCCGGCTCCAGCGGGACTATCATCCCGAACCACCGCCTGACGCGGCCTGACGCGCTCGCCTCCCGCGCCATGTCCGCCGGGAGCACGGGCGCCGCCGCGCCGAATGTCACCCTGACCCCCGCGCCGGTCGAAAACGTCGTCCTTCTGGGCGATGCCGACGCCGAGCGGCTGGTCATGCGACCGGGCGTCCAGCGCAACGTGATCCGCCTTATCGAGCGCGAGGGCTTCCGGCGTGGCTGAGGTCTGGCCGTATCTGCCGCTGCCTGTGATCACCGAGCGGCTGTCCTGGGCCACGGCGGTTCACACCCGGCGGGATGACGAGTCCCGCTGGACCCTGCGGCCCGCCCGGCAGGTCTGGACGCTCCGGCACAACCTGCGCGCCGAGGAGGCCGAAGGGGCACGGTTCCTGTTCGCATCCCAGCCGCTCGGCGAATGGCACGTCCCCGTCTGGGTGGACGCCACCCGCGTGACCGTGGCGTCCGGCGCCACGTCGGCCACCTGCTCGACGGACGCCGAGTTCGTGGCGGGCGGCAAGGCGTTCCTGTGGGCGGACTGCGACACCTGGCAAGTGGTGACGGTCGGCAGTGTCGGCTCCGGCAGCATCACCTTCTCGCCGGCCGCTGCTGCCACCTACGCGGCGGTAATGCCGCTGCGGGTCTGCATCGCCCGCGAAGGGCTTCAGATCACGCGTCTGTCGCGGGACTTCTGGACCGTCGAGGGCGTCTGGGAGGCCACCGACAACCCGGACCTGTCCGGGGCCACGGTGACGAGCTATGCGGGCCTGCCCTATCTCCCCTGCGCCGGGGCCGTGGTGGAGCCGCAGCCGGGCCGCATCACCCGCGCGGCGGTGTTCGTGGACAGTGGGCTTGGCCCGGTGGCCGTGGAGCCTGCGCGCAACGTCGTGGAGGAGGCGCACGAGGCCACCATCCGCGAAAGCGACCCGGCCGCCCGCTGGGCGCTGCGGCAGACGCTCCACGTCCTGCAAGGCCGGGATGCGCCGTTCTGGGTGCCGGTGGCGTCCCTGCCGATCCTGGCTTCCACGACGACCACGATCGGCGTCTCCACCGCGGCCCGACCCACGGCCGCCGATTGGGTGGGGGCGCATCTCGACGCGGGCGGCGTGCAGCGCGAGGTGACGGCGGCGGCGCTCGTCTCCGGGCGGCACGTCCTGACCGTCGCCACCATGCCGTCGGCGCCCACCGGCCGCGTCCGCATCCTGCGCCGGGTGCGGGGGCAGTCGGACGAGGTGGAGGTGCGGCACTACCGGGGCCGTTGGGCGGAGACCCGGCTGGGCATGGTGGGGGTCGAGGACGTGCCGGTCGCTGTGCCTGAAACGCCCTTCGCACCCGCGTGGCAGACCTTCCCCGGCAACGCCTGGTTGGAACGGGCCGACCCCCTCGACGGTATGCCGAACAGCCTGGCCGGGATGCTGGCCGCCGTGACAGTCCGCATCGGGGCCGGGGCAACCGACAAGGGGCTTTTCAAGTCCGGCTACTCGCTGGCCGGGTGGCACATCGACATGCGCCTCAACTCCAGCCACCAGCTTCTCGTGGACAGCGGCAGCAGCAGCGCCGGCCATATCTGGAACCACGTCACGACGGCGCTGCCCACGGGCGTGGACCTCCTGATCCTGTTCGGCGTGGACCCCGCCGGGGTGGGCTCCAAGCTCGTGGTGACGCGGCTGGACACCGGCCTCGCCATCCACTCCTCGCCGGACGCCAGCGCGGGCACGCTTGGGGGCTTTGAGGCGGAGGGCTGGCTCATCGGCGCGAGCGATCAGGCCGGCATCAATGTCCACACCGGCAGGATGGAGCGGGTCATGCTCTGGCAAGCCTACAGCGACCCGACCAGCGCGACCGTCCGCGGCTACTTCCACAGCGCGGGCGCGCTCAAGGACCCGTCGGTCGCCTCGGCCGCGCTGGGGACCCCAATCGTCAGCATTGTGGGCAGCGCGCTCCAGACCGGCGCCAATGCGGGCACGGGCGGCGCCTTCACCAAGGACGGCGCCGGCAGCATCGTCGCCGCCTGACCGCAGACTCGGAGCCGCGCGTGAGCTACCTTTCCAAGCTACTGAGCCTCTATGGCAAGCGCCCCGTGTGGCTGGCGGAGATCACCCGCGGCAGCACGACCTGGCGCTTCCACCTCGGGGCGGGTTTCACCCATGACGGCAAGCTCTACGAGCCCTCGGCGCTGAACTTCGACGGAATCACCTACTCGTCCGAGATACGCAAGGACGACTTCACGCTGGACGGCTTTCCGCTGTCCGACCCGGCCACGCAATCGCTCGTGGCGGCGGCGGAGGTGCCGACAACGCTGACTCTCCGGCGAGGGTTTGAGGGCGAGCCGGAGTTCGTCATCGCCTACACGGGGCGGCTGTCGGCAGTGAAGCCGGGGCGGCGCTCCTATTCCCTCGTCTGGGGCTCGTGGTCGGTGGACGCCTCGCGGCGCGGCGACGGCTTCGTGGCGCAGCGGCAATGCCCGTGGCGGCTTTACGGCACCGAATGCGGCGTGGCGCAGGCCACGCACGAGGTCGCCGGCACCGTCACGGCCTTCGCGGACGGCATCGCCACGGTCGCCGCCGCGGACGCGCTCGCGGACGGCACCTACGCCGGGGGCTTGCTGCGGTTCGGCACGGACCAGCGGACCGTCGTTCGGCACGTCGGCGCGGCGCTCACGCTCTCAGGCGGCTTTCCGGCGCTCTCGGCGGAGATCACGGCCAACGGCTCGGCGGCGGTGTTCATCGCGCGGGGCTGCGACAAGTCCACCGCCACCTGCGCGGGAACGTTTGGCAATATCGCCCGCTTCGGAGGCTTCCCCCGCATGACCGACAATCCGCTCGAGCGCCGGGTGTTCTGATGCAGGCATTCCTTCTCACGCTCCTGCGGAATGTGCTCATTTCAGCGGCGCTCGCGTGGCTCTCGGCCGTCATCTACCGGCCCAAGGCAGAGGACGCGCCCAAGCCGTCCAAGGACGACTACACCCCCACGGCGGACGAGGGGACCGAGATCAAGGCATTGTTCGGAACCGGCCCGGTGCCGCTTCTCGTCGTCGCCGTGATGGCGAAGTCCATTTCTCCCATCCGGCGGGGCTGACCATGGCACAGGTGTTCCTCCGCCACGCCTTCGCGCTGGGCCACTGCCGCTCGGGCGTGAGAGATTACCTCGCCGCCCACGACATCCCCTTCGGGACGGTGGCGGGCCCGGACGCGCCGGGCCTCGACAGTGCCACCTTGCGCGCCTTCGGCGACCGCTTCGGGGCCGAGATCGCCGCCTTTGCCGAGGCCGAGGAGGCGCGCCGTGGGTAAGAGCAGCCCGATCACGGTCGGCTATTATTACCGGATGGGCATTCACGGCATCCTGGGCCGGGCGCCCATCGACCGGATCGTCCGGCTGTTCTGCGACAACAAGGAACTGCTCGCCACCCCCGTCACGGGCGGCACCGTGTTTATCGACAAGGGGTCGTTTTTCCAGGGCGGCGAGGTGCCCGACGGGCTGCGCGGGCGGATCTGGTTCCACCTCAACGGCACCCCCACCTTCTCGAGCTACCTCCAGGCGCAATACGGCATCCCCTCGGCGGAGGTGCCGCGCTTCGACCAGGTGGCGCATGTGGTGTTCGGGCGGAACGCCGATGACGAGAACGGCGGGCACCTGGGCTTCTATATCGGCAATCAACCGAGGCCGCGTGAGTTCACGTTCTACGCCGAACGCACCTCGACGGATTGCCCCTATGGGGAACACGCGCTGCTGCCCTACACGCACCCGCTGACCGGCTGGGGGACCTGCAACGACTTCAATCCCCTCGTGATGCACTGGCACCTGCTGCAAGACGGACACGAGGAGCACTACGGGACGACTTGGGCCGCGGCGGCGGCGACGGTCAAGGCCGAGGGTATCGGCATCAGCGCCTACACCGGGGGCGGGGACCGCGAGGCCATCGAGCAGGAGATCTGCCGTTACATCGACGCGCGGCCCTACACCGACCGCCAGACCGGGCTGCGCGAGATCCAGTTGATCCGCCAGGACTTCGACGTGGCGGACCTCCCCGTGATCGGCGAGGCCGACATCCTGGGCGACCCGGACCTGCTGATCCCCGACCGCTCCATGGCGGTCAACACGCTGGACATCACCTTCTCCGACCGCGCGAAGAAATGGGACTCGGGCGTCGTGACGGTGCAGGACAGCGCGCACGTCGCGGCCTTCGGGGTGCGGCGGCAGGCGGTGGACTATCGCTGGGTCACGTCGCGCGAGCTTGCCGTGACGCTGGGCTTTCGCGACGTGCGGGCGCAGACGGCGGCGGGGCTCTCGGGCTCGGTCCGCCTGTCCGGGCTGCGGCCGGACCTTCACGAGGGCTCGCCCTTCGTGCTCGACCTGCCGGAATGGGGCATCTCCACGGAGGTCTGCCGCATCGTCAGCATCACCGAGCGCGGTCCGACCGACTGTTCCGTGGACGTGGCCTTCGTGCTGGACGTGTTCGGCGTCGAGGTCGCGCCGACGGTCGTGGATGACACGCCGGAGGAGTTGCCCACCGAGGCGCTGCCCGCGCTCGCGCAGGTGGCCTTGGAGGCGCCCTACTGGTTCGGCGCCACCCGCGAGGGGGCCACCTTCACCGACGCGCTGGCCGCGAACCCGGACTTCGGCGCGCTGATGACGGCCGCGCAGGCGCCCGACGGCATCCACATGGGCTATGACGTGTGGGTGGACCCCGGCACCGGCTACGCCGAGGAGGCGGTGGCCGGGCCGTTCGGACCGGCGGGCGAGTTGGAGGCGTCGGTGGCTCGCATGGGCACGTCGCTGACCGTCTCGCCCATGGACGGGCTGGAGGTCGGGCACCTCGTCCTGCTGGGCGGCGTGGAGATCGTGCGGGTGGACGCCATTACCACGGGGGCAAGTTGGACGCTGACCGTGGGGCGGGGCTGCCTTGATACGGCGCCTGTCGCCCACACCGCCGGGGCCGCGCTGATCGGCTTGGGCGACGTGCAGGGGGTCGAGCGGGACTATACCGACGGCCAGGAACTCGACGTGAAGCTGCTGACGTTCATGTCCGGCGACACCATGGACCTGTCGGAAGCCACGGCCATGACCGTGACGATGGGCGCACGGGCGATCCGACCCTATCCGCCGGGGCGGTTCAAGGTGAATGGCTCCTACCTCGACGGGCAGACGATCAGCGCCGACCCGGTGCTCACATGGGTCGAGCGCAACCGGCTCCTGCAAGTGGACGAGACGCACGCAGAGGACCACGACGAGGCGGGCATCGCGGCGGAGGCCGGGACCACCTACGTCCTGCGGGCGGAGGCGTTCGACGCATCCAGCATGTCGCTGGGTTATGTTCCGGGTTTTTCGGGCTTGGACGTGGGGTCCGTGCTGACATACACGCCCGCGCTCTATGCCGCCCCGCCGCCTTCGGGGACGAGCACCATCCGCGTATCGCTCGCAGCCAAGCGGGACGGCTATGAAAGCTGGACCACGCCCGCGATCACCGTTGCGCCAGTTGTGCCGTTCACGCCCGGGTGGCAAAACTTCCCCGGCACCGCCTGGCTGGAGCGCATGGGCGATCTCACGGGAATGCCGACCAGCCCTTCCGGCCTTTTCGTGGCGCAGACGTTCAAACGCACCAGCACCGCCGCCACCTACAAGGGCCTCATCCGGTCGTCCTATTCCACGGCCAGCCGGGTCGCGTGGCTTTACCTCAACGACATCCACCAACTCGTCGCGCAAAGCGCCGACTCGTCCGGCTCCTACATCTGGTCGATGACCTCCGCCGCGCTGGCGGTCAACACGCCCTATCTGGCGCTTCTGGGCATTGACCCCGGCGGGGTCGGCGCTCGCCTCGTGGTCATCAACCTCGACACGGGCGCCGTTACGGCCAGCCTGAGCGACACCAGCACCGGCACGCTGGCGGGGATGGCCTCGGGCGGCTGGCTGATCGGCACGGACGACCATGCCGGGATCAACAACTTCACCGGCCACATGGATCGCTCGATGGTGTGGACCTCCTACGCCGACCCGACCAGCGGGACCGTGCAGGGCCATTTTCATGCCTCGGGCGCCCTCAAGGACCCGGCCGTGGCGGTCACGGCTCTCGGAACGCCGATCCTGAGCATCACGGGCACCGCCCTCCAGACCGGCACCAACGCCGGCACGGGCGGCAATCTGGTGAAAGACGGCGCCGGAAGCATCACCGCCGTATGACGACCCCGACCCGGAACACCGGGCGGCCTGGACAGTGACCGCGAAACGACAGAGGCGCCCATGGATACGACCTTCAGCGTGGCAAACGCGCTGACCATCGCTGGGGGCTTCATCGCCTTCGTCTGGCAATGGTCCCGCACACAATCGGCGC